ATGCACATGATCGCGCTCCTGTTCTTCGGAAGGGGACAGATTAAATGCTGGGCCTACTCCGGCCTAGATGCAGCCGCCGGCGGCGTTTGGAATGTGTCCGCCGCGAGGGGGTCCAAATGAGCCGCCGCCGCTGGAAGCCGCGCCAGGCAGCGACCATGCAAGAGGCCATCCGCCTGTGCCTGGACTACGCCCTGCATAAGCACAATCGCTCGGTCGCCCGTGTGGCCGAGCTGATCGGCGTATCTGAATGGGTGATCTACAAGTGGATGAGCGAGGGATCAATCCCCAGCAAGCGCATCCGCCCGTTCGAGTTCGCGTGCGACTCCACGTTCGTCACCCAGTACATCGCCGTCAGCGCGCAAAAGCTGGTGATTGACATTCCAGCAGGCCGGGCCGCTGGCGAGCGCGACCTGCTGGATCTGCAAAACGCGCTGAACAGCGCCGTATCTCTGCTGACCAGCTTCTACCGCGACGAGGCCAAGCCCGAGGACGTACTACAGGGCGTGACGCTGGCCATGATGCAGCTGGCCGGTCACCGCGAGAACGTGCGGAAAAGCGCTGCGCCCGAACTGGACCTGTTCGGCGGGGAGGATGACGCATGACCCGCGAATGGTTCGCAGCCCAGGAGCTTGCCGGCCTGCCCGGAATGCCTGCCACGGTGCAGGGCGTCAATCATCGCGCCAAGGTGGGCGGCTGGAAGAATCGGCCGCGCGCAGGGCGCGGCGGTGGGCGCGAGTACGCCTTCCCATCACTCCCCATCGAAACCCAGGCCGCGCTGCTCAAGCGCGATGCGCCACCGGCGGTCGCCCCGGCCCGCCCGGCGGCGCCTGCGCCTGATCGCGCCGGCCTGTGGGACGCCTACGACCGCCGCCCGCAAAGCCTGAAGGATGAAGCCGCGCGGCGCCTGTCCGCGTTACAGGCCGTCGAGCGCCTGGTGGCCGCCGGCACCGGCCGGTCGCGCGCCGTCGAGGAGACGGCCAAGGCGTTCGGCGAGAATCGCGCGACCCTGTACCGCTGGGCCAAGCTGGTGGCCGGGCTGGACCCGGCCGACTGGCTGGCCGCGCTGGTGCCGGCCTACAGCGGATGCACGGCCAAGGCGGAGTGCGACGAGCGCGCCTGGGACTTCTTCAAGGCGGAATGGTTGCGCGACGAGGCGCCATCCATCGCCACCGCCTACGACCGCATGGTGCGTGCCGCGCGCGAGCATGGCTGGAAGGTTCCCAGCCAGCGCACGGTCACCCGGTGGGCGAACGAGATACCGCGCACGCTGCGCGTGCTCAAGCGCGAGGGCGAGCACGCCATGATGCGGCTATACCCGTCGCAACATCGCACCGTGCGCGACCTTTACGCGATGGCCTGGATCAACGGCGACGGCTACCAGCACAACGTGTTCGTCCGCTTCCCGGACGGCACCATCGGGCGCCCCAAGACGTGGTTCTGGCAGGACATCTACAGCCGCCGCATCGTCGGCTACCGCACGGACCGCACCGAGCACAGCGACATGATCCGCCTGGCCCTGGGCGACGTGATCGAGCGCTACGGCATCCCCGAGCACGCCACTATCGACAACACGCGCGCGGCGGCCAACAAGTGGCTGACCGCCGGCGTGCAAACGCGCTACCGCTTCAAGGTCCGCGAGGAAGACCCGGTGGGCCTGATGCCGCAGCTGGGCATCAAGCTGCACTGGACCAGCGTGCATAACGGCAAGGGCCACGGCCAGGCCAAGCCGGTCGAGCGCGCCTTCGGTGTAGGCGGCATCGGCGAATACGTGGACAAGCACCCGAAGTTCGCCGGCGCCTACACCGGCCCCAACGTCATGGCCAAGCCCGAAAACTATCAGTCCACGGCGGTCGAGTGGGACGTGTTCGTGCAGGTGCTGCGCGCCGAGATTGACGCCTGGAATGCGCGCACCGGCCGGCGCACCGAGATATGCGCGGGCGAGCTGTCGTTCGACCAGGCATTCCGCGACAGCTACGAGCGCAGCGCACACCTGATCCGCCGCGCCACCGAGGCGCAGCGCCGCATGTGGATGCTGGCCGCCGAGGCGGTGACGGTGCAGCGCGACGCCAGCGTGGCGCTGGCCATCGGCAAGGGACCGAGCGGGCGCAACCGCTATGCCTGCGACGCGCTGATCGAGCACGTCGGCCGCAAGGTGGTGGTCCGCTTCGACCCGGACAGCCTGCACGAATGCGTGCATCTGTACCAGTTGGACGGCCGCTACATCGGCCAGGCCGATTGCATGATGGCCGCCGGCTTCGGCGACACCAGCGCGGGCCGCGAATGGCGGCGACAGCACAAGCAGCGCCTGAAGGCCGCCAAGCAGATGGCCGAGGCCGAGATCCGCATGTCGGCCATCGAAGCGGCCGACTACATGCCCGATCCCCAGCCGGACCCCGAGACGCCCCTGCAAACCAATGTGGTGCGCGGCGCCTGGAAAGCGCCGGCCAAGAAGGTAGCGAACAGCGATGTGGTGCCCGAGGCAGAGGGAGAAATGCCCGCCGAGCGGCACCGCTTCGACGACTTCATCCTGGGCCAGATGGAGCAATGGAAGCGCGGCCAGGTATGAAAAACCCCGCGCAGTAGGCGCTGCGCGGGGCATGTAGCAAACGGGCCATGTGGCCCATCAACCAGCAAACAGGAGCATACCAGATGGACCAAAACGTGACGCAACTGGAAACCGCCCGCCGCGCCCCGCACGACGACGTGCTGATCGGCGAGGTCAAGGCCATCATGCAGGCCGAGGATCTGACCCAAGCGCAGATCAGCGGCCTGACCGGCATCGGTAAAGCGCGCCTTAGCCAATGGCTGAACGGCGTTTATACGGGCAACGTGGCCGCCATCGAGGCGGACATCCGCCGCTGGCTGGAAAGCCGGCGCGCCGCCGCTGCCGTGTCCGCCACGCTGCCGGCCGCGCCGGGCTGGGTGGAAACGCCCACGGCGCGCGCGGTGCTGTCGGCGCTGTCGTTCTCGCAGATGGCCGAGGCCGTGTCCGTCATCTACGGCGGCGCCGGCGTGGGCAAGTCCACCGCGCTGAAGCAATACCAGCGCCGCGCGCCCAACGTGTGGGTGGTCACCGCCACCCCGGCCGTGTCGGCGCCCGGCCCCATCCTGACCCGCATCGCGCAGACGCTGGGCATCCGCACCACCGGCGCGGTGCATGTGATCGAGGCCAACATCGTGGAGCGCGTGCGCGAGACGCGCGGCCTGCTGGTCATCGACGAAGCGCAGCACCTGACGCACCGCGCGCTGGATGCGGTGCGGTCCATCCACGACGCGGCCGGCATCGGCCTGGCCCTGGTCGGCAACGAGATCGTGTACAGCCAGCTGACCGGCGGCCAGCGCCAGGTCGGCTTCGCGCAGCTGTTTTCCCGCGTGGCCAAGCGCGTGCGCCTGTCGCGCGCCAAGGATGCCGACGTGCTGGCGCTGCTGGACGCCTGGCGCATCGACGACGCCGAGGCGCGCCAGCTGTGCCTGGGCATTGGCCGGCGTCCCGGCGCGCTGCGCGGCCTGTCGCAGACGCTGCGCCTGGCCAGCATGTTCGCGGCCACGTCCGGCGCGGCCCGGCCGACCGCCGAGCATGTGCGCGACGCCTGGCAAGACCTGGGGGGCGAATCGTGAAGCCCCGCCACCAGCCCGAGCAGGTCGAGTACGGCCCGATGCACCCGGATCTGTTCGACGGCGAGACGCCCATCGTGTGGGTGTCCGGCGCCGCCGAGCAGCCCGCCACCGAACCCCGGAAAGTGCGGGGGGGGGGGGCAGCATGATGCACGCAAGCGCGAACGGCGCGAGGAGACCCTGAAATGATGTACAGCGACGCCTACCTGAATCACTACGCCGACCGCTACGTGGCCATGCACCTGAAGCGCCACGGCGTGACGCTGGAGCAGTACCTGGCCGACCCGGCCCGGTACGACCATCTGGAGTTCGAGCCGTTCCCGCTGCTGCCCGAACAGCGGCGCGTGCAGCAGCAGCTGGACGCCGAGGCCACCCGGGCCGAGCAGGAGATCGAGCACCTGCCCCGGCGCAACGGCGCGGCCATCGAAGTGCTGCACCACCGGCGGCACCATCGCCGCACCTTCCTGAGCTTCTTCACGCGCAAGGTGAAGGCATGAAAGGCCCGGCGATCCGCACCCGCAAGGCTTTCCTGAAGACGATGGCCATGTACGTCGAGGCGTGGGGCCGTCCGGCGATAGTCCGGGAGGTCACCGCCTATCTGGAGCGCCACCGGGAGCCGGTCACTGCCGTGCGCTTGGCGCGCGACCTGGGGGCGCCGCTGCACCTGATCCGCGCCACCCTGCTGCAGTTGGAGCAGGCCGGCCGGGTGGCGGTGGTGGCCTACACCGTGCCCGAGGGCCGCGCCTGGCGCCCCGTCGAGATCGGCATCTGCGAATGGTGCGGGCAGCTGGACCACCACCTGGTCGCGGGCGAGTGCCCCAGCTGCCGCCCCGGCGTGCAGGATGCGGCCCGCCCCGCGCACGCCCGGCGCATCTGCTGACAACCACAACCACATCCAAGGAGTAACCATGAGCACTACCGACACCACCATCCCCCCCGGCTACATGCGCAACGCGGCCGGCCACCTGGTCCCCGAGGACCAGGTGCGCGAGCACGACAAGATGCGCGACCAGGTCGCGCGCGAGCTGGCCGCCGAGGCCGAGGAACTGAACGCCAGGCTGCGCGCCTTCAAGAAGAAGGCCCTGGGAGACATCGCCGACCTGGTCAGCATCGCGGGCGACCGCTACGGCGTAAAGCTGGGCGGCGAGAAGGGCAATGTGACGGCCGCGACCTACGACGGCGCCTACAAGGTGCAGCGCAGCTACGCCGAGCGCGTGTGCTTCACCGAGGAGCTGGAAGCGGCAAAGGCGCTTATCAACCAATGCATCACGCGCTGGAGCGAGGGCGCCAACGCCAACATCCGCGTGCTGGTGGACCGGGCGTTCCGCACCGACAGCAAGGGCCAGATCAAGACGGCCGCCGTGCTGGAGCTGCTGCGCCTGGAAATCAAGGATGAGGACTGGCAGCGCGCGATGGAGGCGCTGAAGGACTCGATCCAGACAGCCGGCACGGCCGTGTACATCCGCGTCTACAAGCGCATCGGCGACAGCGAGCAGTACCAGGCTGTCGCCCTGGATCTGGCGGCGGTGTGACTATGGACAAAGACAGCATCCTGCGCAAGATCCAGAAGTGCATGGCGCTGGCAGGCTCGGCCGAACCGGCCGAGGCCGCCGCCGCGCTGCGCCAGGCCCAGGCGCTCATGCGTGAACACGGCATATCCGACCTGGAGGTCACCGCCGCCAGCGTCCAGGAAATGCCCGTGCGGGCACGCGCCGACAACCCCACCATGCACGAATCGCTGACGGCCAGCATGGTCGCCGATGCCTTCGGCTGCCGCCTGATATTCAGCAACGGCTTTGTTCATGGCCCGCGCTGGCTTCTGGTCGGCTGCTCGCCGAACGTGGACGTGGCGGCCTATGCCCTGCAAGTGCTGCTGCGCCTGCTGTTCAAGGCGCGAAAGGACTACATCGCAGCCAAACTCAAGCGCTGCGGCCCTAAGAACAAGCGGGCGCGCGCCGATGCGTTCTGCATGGGCTGGGCACATGCGGCTTCCCGCGCCGTGTCGAACATGGAGCGCACCGATGAGCAGGACAAGGCCATCGAAGCGTTCATGTCCCTGAACCATCCCGACCTGGGCAGCCTCAAGCCGCGCGAGCCACGCGCAGCGCGTGGCGACACTTGGGCCGACCGTGCGGCCGGCCATCTTGCTGGCCAGGGCGTGCAACTTCACCAGGGTGTCGGCGCTGCTGCCGCGCCCCTCATGCTGGAGGGCTGAACACATGAACGGTCAAATCCAACGTATCCGCGACGCCCTGCGCGCCTACTCGGTGCCGGGTAGCCCGGTCAGCAAGGCCGACTGCCTGGCCGAGATCCAGCGCATCGCCGACGAGCACAACGTGGACCTGCACACGGACGACGTGGCGGTCGATGTCTTCGCGTCCGCCATGAAGCAGAAACTGGCGGCGGCGCGCGCCCAGGGGCGCGGCGGCTGGGAGCAATGCGACCCGGCCGTCCTGTCGCAGATGCTGCGCGCGCACGTCGAGAAGGGCGACCCGCGCGACGTGGCCAATTTCTGCTGCTTCCTGTGGGTGCTGGGGGCGAGCATTTCCCCCGCGAGCAGCGGGAACTGGCTTGACCGCAGCCAGGCCGAGATGCGCCAGGCTGTAGGCGTCGCCGATGCCGTCCAGCGCGCCCATGAGAACGGCTACGCCGAGGGCCTGGCCACCCATCACGACCACGACGTGCGCGACGCGGCGCTGGAGGATGCGGCGCTGGTGGCCGACAAGAAGGCCCGCATCGGCATCATGCGCAGCCTGGAGGCCACCTACAAGGCCGACGCGGCCCGCGAAATCGCCGAGGACATCCGCGCACTCAAGACCACCGCCCTGGTGGCCAGGGAGGCATGACCGTGACGAACGCCCATCAATCCGTCCTGACCGACGAAGTAATCACCGATCTTTCCGTCGAGCATAGCGATCCGTTCGACTACGCCCGCGCCGTCGAGCAGGCAGTGTTGGCGAAGGTGTGCGAGCGGGCCGAGCGCGACCTGGTGCGCGAAGCGCTGGCCGACCTGGTGGCGCTTGAGGATATGAAGCGCCACATGGCCAAGATCGCGGCCGAGCCGGACTTCCTGGATAGCCCGGAAAGGCTTGCCCACTACGACCAGATGGCCGCGGCCTACTTCAGGCGGCGGCCACATGCCTGGGACAACGCGCGCGCCATCCTGGGCGCCGGCTTGCGCGCCAGTCTGGAGCCGGGCGAGGTCATCTACCGCTGGCAGGCGCTGGACTATTCCGGCTACTGCTACGGCAGCAACCCGCCCGCCAATCTGCCGCAGCGGTGCAATCTGACGGCGTTCTACGGCGCGCCGCGTGTGCGCGTCATGCCCGACGGCCGTTCCTTCGGCTGCGTGCTGCGGCCCGTCGTGCCATCCAGCGAGGGCGCCCGATGATGGCTGCGCGCAAGACGACGAAACCCGGCTGCGCCCGCTGCCGCGCCGAGCTGGCCAAGATCCACATGGCCGCCAAGGCGCTGGGCATGGACACGACCGACCCGAACCCGAACAGCGACTACCGGGCCATGCTGCGGCAGCACGGCGGCAAGACTTCGGCGGGCGAGCTGGACGCGGCCGGCCGCGCCCGCGTGCTGGACCATCTGCGCCGGGCCGGCGCCCAGGCCACGCCGCGCAAGCGCGTGGCGCAGCATCCCGGCACGCCGCACAACCTGGACCGTGAGGCCATGCTGCAGAAGATCGAGGCGTACCTGGCCGACATGAAGCTGCCCTGGTCCTACGCCGACACCATCGCCCGCCAGCAGACCGGCATCGAGCGCGTGGCCTGGCTGCGCAAGCAGGAGGATCTGCGCGGCGTCATCGCGGCGCTGCATGTCGAGCAGGAGAAGCGCGGCCTGCTGGAGGCGCTGGACGAGCGCCTGGCGGCCCTGGGCATGACCCGCGAGGGGCTGGCCGAGCAGCGCGCGCTGCGCGCCGGGTGGATGCGCCACCGGCCTACGCTGCGCCGCCTGGTGGCGGATCTGGACAGGAAGGTGCGCTGATGCCTTGCTATACCGGCCTGACTTCCAACGGCGACAAGTTTTTCCTGTGCGGCAAGCTGGGGCCGCACTGTGCGGCCGAGAAATGCGGCGATGTCGGCACGAACCTGTGCGACTACCCGGTCGGCGAGGGCCGCACCTGCGACCTGCCGCTGTGCGACAGCCACGCCTACGAAGTCGCCCCGAACGTCCACTACTGCCCCGGCCACCTGGTGCTGTGGCAGGCGTTTCGCGCCAGCGGCCGCGAGCAGCGCGAGCTGGAAAACGTCGTGCCGTTCAAGGGCCGATAAACAGGATTTAAACGATGGCCAACACTGACATCCGCTGCCCCTGCTGCCACGCCAGCTTCAGCCTGGAGCACATCGCCGAGGACGAGGCGCTGCGCGAACTGATGGCGCTGCTGGCCGACCTGCCGCGCGAGGTATCCCGGCCGCTGGTGGCCTACGTGGGGCTGTTCCGTGGCCCGTCCAGGGCGACGGCCTACGAGCGCCAGCTGCGCCTGGCGCGTGAAGTGCTGGCCATGCACCAGGACACGCTGCTGGTCGGCGTGGCGCTGTCCGAGACGGTCGAGGCCATCCGGGCCAAGCGCGACACGGGCGAGGACACCCGGCCGCTGAAGAACCACAACTATCTCAAGCGCGTGGTCGAGTCGCAGCAGGCGCGCGGCGCCGGCGTCGTGCAGCCGCTGCGCGAGGCGACCGCCCCGGCGCGCCCGGCCAGCAAGACGGCGGCCGCCCTGGCGGCGCTGGGCAGGAGGGGGCATGGCTGACCAGGCGAACGTGCCGGAGTGGTTCTATCGGTCAATCAGCACCGGCCTGGCCGCGCTGGTGGTCCTGCACCTGCCCGGCGCGCCCAGCCATGAGGTCATTTCCTACACCGAGGACGTGTGGGTGCGCGCGCTGTGGTCGGCCAATGTGGCCTGGCAGGAGGATCTGGACGCGCCGCGCCTGGCCGAGGCATTCCTGCGCCTGACGCGCCAGGTGGACCGCTGGCCTGCGCCGCGCGCGCTGCTGGAACTGCTGCCGGCGCGCCCGGAACCCATGAAGCTGGCCGCGCCCCAGGTGTCGCGCGCCGAGCGCGAGCAGAACAGCCGCCGGCTGCGCGAGCTGGTCGAGCGCCTGGCCAGCAAGAAGGCGGTGCGGCATGGCTGACCGCTACTACATCGAGGCCGAGCTGCTGCCGCAATCGCTGGCCGAGGTCATCGACGCGGTCGGCATGGCGCCGGCCATGGCGCTGGTCGAGCGCGCCGGCGGCACGCGCGTGTACGTGCCCGAGCGCATCGACGGCGAACACCCGCTGGCGCAATGGATGGGCCTGGACGCGGCGCGGGCTTTGGTCGAGCGCTTCGGCACCGATACGCTGGACGTGCCCCGCTGCCTGGCCGGCATGCGCGTGGTGCGCGACCGCCGCATCCGCGCCGAGCGCCGGGCCGGCGCATCCATCCGCGAGCTGGCGCTGCGCTACCGACTAACCATGCGCCAGGTCTACACCATCCTGGCCAACGGCGACCAGGACGATGCCGGCGCCGCGCAGGACTCGGCCGACGTGTCGCAATTCTGGCTGTTCTAGACGTTTTCGTCGGTACGCGCTACCCTGTCGCCTGCCTGCCTTAGTGCTGCATGGGTGAACCGCTTCACCTAATCCGCAGCCGCCCATCCCCGCACACTGCGGGGCATGAAAAAACATACCTTCTTCGACCGATTGCGCCTGTGGCCCTGGCTGCTGGGCGCCCTGCTGACCACCACCGTGGTGGGCGTCATCGCGCCGCACCAGCTGGGCGTGCTGATCTGGAGTCTGTCCAAGCTGTGCCTGGGCGCGTACCTGGGCTACTGGATCGACCGGGGCATCTTCTGTTATGCCCGCCCCGGCGCGGTGGTCGAGGCCGCCAAGCAAGGCGGCGACGGCGTCGCCTGGAACGTGGCCTGCTGGTGCATGATGCGCCGGGCTGTCATCATCGCGGCCGCCGTGCTGGCGCTGGGCCTGGGGGTCTAGCGTGGCGCGCCCGCACCTGTTCGCCCGCCTGGCGGCCCTGGTGCTGCCCCTGCTGCTGTTTTCCTGCGGCGGGCCGGTGTACGCGCAGGCCATCCCGGCCGCCGCCGACGGCTACAAGCGCGAGCTGACCCGCATCGTGCAACAGGAGTGGGGGCTGGACGCGCCGGTGTCTGTCCATGCCGCACAGATCCACCAGGAAAGCGCCTGGCGCCCTGGCGTATCCAGCGGCGCCGGCGCGCAAGGGCTGGCGCAGTTCATGCCCGACACGTCCGCCTGGATCGCATCCATCTATCCCGACCTGGGCGAGGCCGCGCCGTATTCGCCCGGCTGGGCCATGCGTGCGCAGGCCCGCTACAACCGCTGGCACTGGCAGCGCATCGACGCGGCCGACGTGTGCCAGCACTGGGCCATGACGCTGTCGGCCTACAACGGCGGGCTGGGCTGGCTACAGCGCGACCAGCGCCTGACGCGCCAGGCTGGCGGTGACGCCCGCGTCTGGTTCGGCCAGGTCGAGCTGCACACCGCGCGCGCGGCCTGGGCCGAGCGCGAGAACCGGCAATACGTGCGCCGCATCCTGTTGCAGCTGGAGCCGATCTACCGCACCGCCGGATGGCAAGGGGCGCGCCCATGCTGAAGGCCATCACCGCCGGCCTGCGCTGGCTGCTGGGCAATACGACGGTTCTGGCCCTGCTGGCGCTGGCCGCCCTGTGGGCGTGGCACCAGTGGCAGATCGGCGGCCTGGAGGATGCGGTGCAGCGCGCCGAGTCGCACGCGACGGCCGCGCAGGCCGAGGCCGACCGGGTGCGCGGCGAGCGCGACCAATGGCGCGGCACGGCCGAGCAGCGCGGCCGCGATCTGGCCGCCCTGGCCGACGAGCGCCGCCAGGCCGAGGCCGCCACCGTCGCGCTGCAAGACAAGCTGGCCAGGCGCGAGGACGCCTACCGCGCCTTGCGCGAATCCATCCGGGCCGCGCCTGACGCCGACGACGGCGCCGTGGCGCCGGTGCTGCGCCGGACCATCGAGGCGCTGCCGTGATCGCGCGCCTGGTGGTCCTGGCGTGTGTGGCGGCCGGGCTGGCGGGCTGTGCGGTCGCACCGGCGCCGACGATGCCGCCGGCCGGTCCGGCGCCGGTGCTGTGCGCGACCCCGGCCGGGCAGACCGAGCCGGAGACCGAGCCGGACAGGCCGGCCGGCACGTACAGCCAGCGCGCCGTGGCGGCGTACATCGAGCAACTGCACCGCTGGGGCACCCGTGGCTGGGAAAAGGTCGCGGCCGTGCGGGCCTGGAGTATGGACTGTGTGGACAGAGCAGCAGTACGAGCTGGCGGCCCGGCTCGCTGAAGAAGAACGCGCGGCGTCGCTGGAAGCGCTACGCACCCGGATGCGCCAGGACGCGCCCGGCTCGGTGGATGGCAACTGCCTGGACTGTGGCGATGTCATCGAACCGGCACGCCTGGCGGTGCTGCCTGGCGCGGTGCGGTGTGTAGGTTGCCAGGTCGCCCATGAGAAACGGCAGGCACAACATGCGAGGTATTGATGGAAGGGGTTGATTGGGGCGCGGCGCGCCTGTTCTGGGACGTATTGCAGACGGGCATTACGGCGGCCATCGCGGTGTACGTCTGGTGGACCGGGCGCAGCCGCGCCACCACGGACGCTATCGACCGGGTCGATGACCGGGTCACGCAGGTGCAGCAGCGCCTGGACCGCGTCGAGCACACGCTGGAGAGCAGGCCCGGCTATGCCGACCTGGACGCGCTGCGCGCCGAGGTGGCGCAGACCAACCGCAAGCTGGCCGAAGTGTCGGCGCAGCTGGTGGGCACGACCAACCTGCTGAATCGCCTGCACGACTACCTGCTGCAGGAGCGAAGGGAGAAGTAAGACGATGAGCTATCAGGACTTTGAAACCGAGGGTCGCCGGCTGGCGATCTTGCGCATTCTGTCGCGGCGCAACGAGTACACGACCAACGAGTACAGCCTGAACGACGAGCTGGTGGGCGCCTACGCGCACAACGTCAGCCGCGACCGCTTGCACGGCGATCTGGCCTGGCTGCAAGAGCAGGGCCTGGTCATCGTGCAGCAGCCGCGCGCGGGCTGGATCGTCACGCTGACCGTGCGCGGCGGCGATGCGGCCGCCGGCCGGGCCACCGTCCCCGGCGTGGCGCGGCCGCGCCCGGGGGTGTGACATGCCCAAGCGCAGCAAGGTCTATGACCTACCGCCCGAGGTCCGCGACGAGCTGAACCAGCGCCTGGTCGGCAACGGATTCCAGGGCTATGAGGGCCTGGCCGCCTGGCTGGCCGAGCGGGGCTTTCAGGTGTCGCGCTCGGCCATGCAGCGGTACGGGCAGGATCTGCAACAGGAGTTCGAGCTGGCTATGGGCGACGTGCGCCGCACCACCGAAATGGCGCGCGCGTTCACCGAGGACGACGACGACAGCCGGGGGTCGCTGGTCGATGCCACCGCGCGCATCGTCCAGGAGCAGCTGCTGCGCATCACCATCGCCCTGCGCAACGCCGAGCACGAACCGGACAAGGCGGCCAAGTACATGGCCACCGTCACGCACGCCCTGGCCGACATCGGCCGCATGAGCCTCGGACAGAAGAAATGGGCGCGCGAGGTCCGCCGCGAGGCCCTGGAGGCGGCCGCGCAGCGCGTCGAGGACGCGGCCGTGGCCAAGGGCCTGAATGCCGAGGACGCCAAGTTCTGGCGCGAACAAGTCTTGATGGGTATGTAGCGATGGCAGAAAACACCCTGGCCCCGCTGCCCGATACCCAACGCATCGTCGAGTGGGACGAGCTGCCCGAGAACGTGCGCAGCATCCCGGCCGACTTCAATCCGATGGCCGAGGGCGTGCTCATGGCGCATCAATCGGCCTGGATTCGGATGCAGCAGGATCTGGACATCGCCGTGTGCGAGAAGGGCCGGCGCACCGGCATCACCTTCGCCCAGGCCCTGACCGACACCATCACGGCGGCCACGGCCAAGGAGGCCGGCGGGGCGAACATCTGGTACATGGCCGACACCCGCGAGAAGGGCCTGGAGTACATCGGCTACGTGGGCAAGTTCGCGCAGATCGTGGCGCGCGGCCAGGCCAGCCGCATCGAGATGCACATCTTCGAGGACCAGCTGCCGGACGGCGGCAGCCGCCAGATCCAGGCGTTCCGCGTGCGCTTTGCCAGCGGCTTTCGCGTCACGGCCCTGTCGTCGCGGCCCGAGAACATCCACGGCCTACAAGGCTTCGTCAACATCGACGAGGCCGCCCTGCACAAGAACGTGGCGCACGTCCTGGAGTCGGCCACGGCCCTGCTGATCTGGGGCGGGCGCATCCGCGTGTGGTCCACGCACCGGGGCAAGAAAAACGCCTTCAACGAGCTGGTAAGCGACGTTCGCGCCGGCCGCTACGGCAAGAAGGCCGGCGTGATCCGCATCGGCTTTGACGATGCGGTCGGCAACGGGCTGTACGAGCGCGTGTGCTTCATGGCTGGCCGGCCGGCCACGCCCGAGGGCAAGCGCGACTGGTACGAGAGCATCCGCGCGGCTTACGGCCCACGTAAGGCGGCCATGCGCGAGGAACTGGACGTGATCCCGCGCGACGGCCAGGGCACGGCCATCCCGACCGTGTGGCTGGAGCGGGCCATGCCCGAGGTCCGGCCGGTGCTGCGCCTGGTGTTCGATGATGACTTCCCCCGGCGCTCGGAGGCCGAGCGCGAGGCGTGGTGCGAGAAGTGGATGGCGGCCCACCTGGCGCCGGTGCTGGATGCCGCGATGGAAGGCTTCACTGGGCGCTGGGCGGTCGGCATGGACTTTGCGCGGCATCGGCATTTTTCCATCATCAAGCCGGCGCGCATCACCACCGAGCTGGCGCGCGACGTGCCGTTCCTGATCGAAATGGCCAACGCGCCGACCCGGCAGCAGGAGCAAATCCTGTGGCGCTTGCTGGACCGACTGGAACGCTGGACCTTCGCGGGCGATGCGTCCGGCCCTGGCCAGACGCTGATGGAGTACACCGGCGACCGCTACGGGCGGGCCGAACTGAACGAGGACACGGGCGCCTACTACGGCGGGCCGGTGCATGAGGTAGTGCTGTCGCGCGCCTGGTACGGCCAGTGGATGAGCAAGTACATCGGCCTGTTCGAGGACGGCTTCATCGCCCTGCCGCGCGACGCATCGCTGGAGGATGACCATCGCGCCGTCGAGTACATCGACGGCATCCCGATGGTGCCCAAGATCGAGCGCAAGGATCTGAAGGACGCCGATCTGGTGCGCCACGGCGACGGGGCCATCGCGGGCGCGCTGATGAACTTCGCCGCCACCAATCCCGCCGACCGGGAAATCGACTTTATGAGCACTGGCGTCAAGCGCAACAGCTACGCCGTGGAGGCCGACGTGGGGCGCATCACGGATACCGGCTGGGGCACCGTCAGCGGCTCGCTGGATATGGGAGGGTTCTAGATGGCGACCGAGAACGAGAAGCCGGACAACGAAAAACCAATCATGCAGGAAGTGGCCACCACGATGGACGGCCGCGACATCACGCGCGGGTTTGTCTCGCCCCTGCAACTGCTGCAGCCGTCCGACACCGTGCTGCGCAGCCGGGGCAATAGCGATCTGCGCCTGTACGAGGAGCTGCTGCGCGACGACCAGGTCAAGGCCACCTGGCAGCAGCGCCAGCTGGCGGTCATATCGGCCGATTGGGATGTGCAGCCGGGCGGCACCAGCGCGCAGGACCAGGCCGCCGCCGACTTCCTGCGCGAGCAGCTGAACAACATCAAGTTCGACCAGACCACGATGGGCATGCACTACGGCGTCTTCTACGGCTACGCCGTGGGCGAGTGCATGTACGGCCGCGACGGCCGGCATGTGACGCTGGAGGCCATCAAGGTGCGCAACCGCCGGCGCTTTCGCTTCGACGGCGCCGGCCGGCTGCGCATGCTCACGGCCAACCAGCCCGACGGCGAGCTGCTGCCGGGGCGCAAGTTCTGGACGTTTGCCACCGGGGCCGACCACGACGACGAACCCTATGGCCAGGGCCTGGGGCACTGGCTGTACTGGCCGGTCTTTTTCAAGCGCAACGGGTTGCGGCTGTGGCTGGTGTTCCTGGACAAGTTCGGCCAGCCGACCGCCAAGGGGCGCTACCCCGGCTCGGCCACCCAGCAGCAAAAGGACCGGCTGCTACAGGCCCTACAGGCCGTGCATAGCGACTCGGGCGTGGCGCTGCCCGATGGCATGGACATCGAGCTGATCGAGGCGGCCAGGTCGGGCACGGCGGACTACACCGAGCTGTACGACCGCATGGACCGTGCCATCGCCAAGGTGACCCTGGGCCATACCGGCTCCAGCGAGAGCGCGCCGGGCCGGCTGGGCGGCGAGGACATGGCCGGCGACGTGCGCGACGACATCACCAAGGCCGACGCCGACGTGCTGTGCGAATCATTCAACGCGGGCGTCGCGCGCTGGCTGACCGAGTGGAACTATCCCGGCGCGGCCGCGCCGCGCGTGTGGCGCAAGATGGAGCAGCCCGAGGATCTGAACCGCCTGTCCGAGCGCGACGAGCGCGTGTCCCGCCTGGGCTACCGCCCGACCCTGCGCTACGTCCAGGACCACTACGGCGAGGGCTGGGAGGTGGACAACCGCCCGCCGCCGGCGGCCACATCGCCCTTCGGCTTTGCCGAGGGCGACGACAGCGTGCGGCTGCGCGCCGACACCATGACCGACCGCCTGGAGCGCGAGGCCGAGCCGGCGATGGCCGCGCTGATGGAGCCGGTGCGCCGCCTGGTGGCCAACGCCGGCAGCTTGCAAGAGATCCGCGACGGCCTGTACAGCCTGTACGCCGACATGCCCAGCGAGCAGCTGGCCGTGGTCATGCGCCGGGCCATTGCGGCGGCCGCCCTGGCCGGCCGGGCCGATGTGGCCGAGGGGGAGTAAATGGCCGTCCAGTACCGCGACCTGCCGTTTCAGGAGGCCATCGCCTTCTTTCGCAACAAGATCAACCTGCCCAGCGGGCGCTGGACGGACGTGTGGAAGGACGCTCACGACACCGCGTTCATGGTGGCGGGCGCGGCCAAGGCGGACCTGCTCAAGGATCTGCGCGCGGCCGTGGACGAGGCAATCAGCCAGGGCACGACGCTGGCCAGGTTCCGGGAGCGGTTCGACGAGACGGTGGCCAAGACCGGCTGGGACTATCGCGGCGGGCGTGGCTGGCGCACGCGCGTCATCTACGAAACCAACCTGCGCAGCGCCTACGCGGCCGGGCGCCACGCCCAGCTGACCGACCCGGACCTGTTGCGGGTGCGGCCGTACTGGCGCTACCTGCACGGCGGCAGCAAAGATCCCCGGCCCGAGCATCTGGCCTGGGATGGCATGGTGCTGCGCGCCGATGACCCCTGGTGGAACGAGCACTACCCGCCCAACGGCTGGGGGTGCAGCTGCAAGGTGGTGGCGGTGGGCGATGCGGATCTGCGGCGCCTGGGCAAGGCCGGGCCGGATACGGCCCCGCCGGTGCGGCGCACGCCCTGGCAAGACCCGACTGGCGCGCGCCAGGAGCAGGTGCCCGAGGGCATTGATCCGGGCTGGAACTATGCGCCTGGCCGCACCGTGGCGCAGCGCACCCGCGAGACGGTCGAGCGCAAGCGCGCCGGCCTGCCCGAGATCCTGGCCGATGCCATGATGACCGAGATCCTGGCCGCCCTGCGCCGGCGCCCGGGCGACCTGGAGGACTAGACGATGGCAGGCATCCAGCTGGAGGTGGACATCCGCGACCAGGTGGTCGGCGACGTGCTGGAGCGCATCGTGCGCAACATGGGCAGTACCCGCCCGGCCCTGTTCGACATCGGCGAGCATCTACAGGGATCGGTCGAGGAGCGCTTCCGGTCGGAGACCGACCCGGCGGGCAACCCCTGGGAGCCGCTGACGGCCTTCACGCTGGCCAACAAGCGAAATGACCAGATCCTGACCGAGACGGGCGGCGCCGGCCTGCGCGGCTCCATCCACTACCAGGTCGGCGACGGCGTCCTGGAGCAAGGCACCAACAAGATATACGGCGCCATCCACCAGCTGGGCGGTATCATTCGGGCCAAGAACGGCGGGCGTCTGGCCATTGGCAATCCCAAGAAGGCGTTTGCCCTGGTCCAGCAGGTGGAAATCCCCGCGCGGCCGTACCTGGGCCTGTCCAAGGAAGACCGCCAGGTCATCGAGGAGATCCTGGTGCGCCACGCCCTGCCGCCCGAGGCCAGATAGCGGCCCGCCTAGGAGGCCCAAAACGGCCGTTCTGGGGCCTGACATGCCCCGTTGCACCACCCTGGACCCCTTAAACGCGCCTGCGGGCCGTTAAACGGGTTTTAAACAGGTTGCCGACCGACCTGTCCGGTGGTTAGATATGCGGGTGGCCGGCATTCGCCTGCGCCGCTCCCCCATCCCCCCAATCCGCCATCCGGTGAAGTGCTTCACCTGATGCGCCGGCGCGCGTCCCGAGATACTGGCTTCCACGAGTACGGAGGCCACATGCAGCGAATCGAAATCTTCCGGCCTGGCACGCATACCGCGATGTCGGGCGAAACCATCGGGTTCACCGAGGCGCAGCTGCGTGCCAGCGCTGCCGCCTACGACCCGGCCAAGCACGAAGCGCCCATCGTCGTGGGCCACCCGCGCCACGACGGCCCGGCCTACGGCTGGGTCAAGTCCCTGCGCTATGGCGAATCCCTGGAGGCCGAACCCGACCAGGTCGAGCCGGCATTCGCCGAGCTGGTCGAGGCCGGACGCTTCAAGAAGGTGTCCGCCGCCTTCTACCGGCCCGGCTCCCCCAACAACCCCGTGCCCGGCGTGTTCTATCTGCGGCACGTCGGTTTCCTGGGCGCCCAGCCGCCGGCGGTCAAGGGGCTGCGCCAGGTCGAGTTCGCCGACGCCGACGCCGGCGACGTGGTGGAACTGGAGTTCGGCGAAGTGCGCGCCGGCACCGTGCAGCGCCTGTTCCGGGCGCTGCGCGACTTCCTGATCGGCAAAGAGGGGCTGGAGGTTGCCGACCGGGTGCTGCCCGACTGGGCCGTCGAGGACATCGAGGCGGCGAAGCCCGGCCCGGCTTTTCGTGAATCCCCCACCAAATCAACCATTACCCAGGAGGTATCCGACGTGGACAAGCAGGAACTGGAACGCAAACAGAAGGAGATCGAGGACCGCGAGGCCGAGATCGCCAAGAAGGAAACGGCGTTCGCCGAGCGCGAGCGCCAGGAGCGCGCGGCCACCAGCGTGCAGCTGGTGGACAAGCTGGTGGCCGAGGGGCGCGTGCTGCCCCGGCACCGCGACGGCCTGGTGGCCTTCATGGCCAGCGACGAGGCCGAGCAGCCGCTGGAGTTCGGCGAAGGGGCGACCCGCACCAAGACCAGCGCCCGCGCCTTCCTGGAAGGCTTCCTGAAGGAGCTGCCGCAATCGGTGGATTACGCCGAGCGCGGCCGCGCCGAGGAGCTGCCCGAGGCGGGCACCTTCCAAGCCCCCCAGGGCTACCAGGTGGACCCCGACAAGGCCCGTCTGCACCAGCAGGCCCTGGCCTATCAGGAGTCCCACAAGTGCGACTACGTGACGGCCGTGCGCGCCGTCCAGCGGAAAGGAGCGTAACGCCATGAGCCAGAAAACCCCTGTACTGACCCTGACGGTGACCGCTGCCGGCGCCGTCGCCGCCTGCCGCTTCGTCGGGTTCGGTGGCGCCCAGGTGACCGCCGCCGGCGCCAAGGCCCTGGGCGTGTCCACCACGTCCGCCCTGGACGGCGACGACCTGGCCGTCGATGTGATCGGCACCACCGTGATCGAGTCCGGCGGCGCCATCGGCCTGGGCGATGACATCGTCAGCGACGCCCAGGGCCGCGCCATCGTGGCCACCGTGCCCGGGGAGGACGAGGTCAGCACCGAGGTGGTGCTGGCCCAGGCGCTGGACGGGGCCAGCGGCGCCGGCGAGTTCGTCGAAGTGCTGCTGACCCGCCGCTAACCATCATTTAAGGAGCCGTCAAACATGAACATGAATACCCGCCAGGTCCGCGTGATCGACCCGATTCTGTCGAACGTGGCCCAGGGCTACACCCATCCCGAGCGTGTGGGCTTCACGCTGTTCCCCCGCGTGCCGGTCAAGCAGCGCGGCGGCCAGATCATCGAATTCGGCCGCGACAGCTTCAAGCGCTACACCACCCGCCGCGCGCCCGGCGCCAATACCAAGCGCGTGCAGTTCGGCTACGAGGGCAAGCCGTTCGCCCTGGTGCAGGACGCCCTGGAAGGCAAGGTGCCCTGGGAGCACATGCAGGACGCCGCCCAGGTGCCGGGCATCGACCTGGGCACCGAGGCCACCAACGAGGTCATGGAGATCCTGTCGCTGGCCCTGGAGATCGAGCAGGCCGAGATCGCCACGAAGGCGGCCAACTACGGCGCCAACAACAAGGACACGCTGGCCGGCTCGGACGTGTGGAACGACCCGGATTCCGACCCGGCCAAGCAGATCCGCGAGTACCGCGAGGCGGTGCGCTCCATCGTGGGCCTGCGCCCCAACACCATGGTGGTGTCGGCGGCGGGCTTCAACGCCCTGGCTGAGCACCCGAAGATCCTGGAGCGCTTCAAGTACACGTCCAGCGACTCGGTGACCAAGGAAATGCTGGCCAAGCTGTTCAACCTGCGCACGCTGGAAGTGGGCGAGGCCGTCTACATGAACGAGGGCAGCGACCAGATGGTGGACGTGTGGGGCAACGTCGCGGTGCTGGCCTTCGTGCCCGCCCAGGTCAGTTCGGCCCGCACGCCGTCGTTCGGCTACACGTACACGCTCGAAGGCCACCCGCTGGTCGAGGAGCCGTACAACGAGCGCAACAGCAAGAGCTGGATCTACCCGGTCACCTACGAGCGCGCCCCGGTGCTGTCCGGCATCGAGTCCGGCTTCCTGATCCAGGGCGTCACCAGCGCGTAACCGGCCGCCCTGGCCACACGGCCCGCCTGCGGGCGGGCCGCACTACTAGGAGGATGTGACCCATGAAGTTTCCACTACTGGAGCCGGTGCGCCGCAACGGCAAGCGCCTGAAAGCGGGCGGCGAGATCGAGCTGGACGAGAAGGCCGACCAGGCCGAGATCATGCGCCTGTCTCTGCTGGGCGCGATCCGCGACGTGCGCCCGACCGTGCCGGCCGGGCCGCCCAAGACGCCGGAAGGCGGCGGCGATGCCGGCGGACAGGCGGGCGGCCAAGCGGGTGATGCGGGCGGCACCCAGGGCGCGGGTCAAGGCGCTGGCCAGGCCGGCGGCCGTGGCAAGCCTGCCGCCAAGACGGCCAAGGCCGGCGGCCGGGGGTGAGCATGTACGCGAGCGTGGCCGACCTGGTCGAGCAATTCGGCGAGACCGAGATCGTGGAGCTGACCGACCGCGACCAGGCCGGCGAGATCGACACGGCCGTGGCCGAGCGTGCGCTGGAGGATGCCAGCGCCGAGATCGACGGCTACCTGGCCGCGCGCTATCGCCTGCCAATCAGCGAGCCGCTGCGCCTGCTGACGTTGCTGGCCGCCGACATCGCGCGCTATCGGCTACAGCGTGGCGTGGCCACCGACCAGGCGCGCCAGCGGTACGAGGACGCGGTGGCCATGCTCAAGCGTATCCAGTCCGGCCAGATGAACATGCCGCTGGCCACCCGGCCGCCGGCGGTGGCCGAGCCGATGGTGGTGCGCTCGGGCGGCCGCGTGTTCGATGACGACGCGCTCAAGGGGTGGTGAATGCTGGTCGAAGCCGAAGATTCCATCGTCGAATCCGTGCAGCTTGCCCTGGGCAAAGCCGTGCGCACGGTCGAGACGCTGCCCGGACCGTGGGACCAGGACGCCCTGGCGCTGGCGTTTCGCAGCATGCCGGGCGTGTGGGTGTACTTCGACGGCGGCACGCCTGGCCGCACGCGCGGGCGCATCGTCGGGCGCTACCTGGTCTACGCGGTCACCAGCCACGCCAGCGGCGGACGCGAGCGCCAGCGCGGCAACAGCCGCCAGATCGGCGCCTACGAGATCGTCGAGCGCGTGGTGCCCACGCTGGACCAGCACAAGGCGGCCGACCTGGGCACGCTGCACTTCGAGGGCCTGCGGGTGCTGTCGCCGGCCACGGCCCAGCGCAAAGGGGTGGCCGTCTACGAAATGGCGTTCTCGCTGGAGATGGGTTTCCCGGCCGCGCGCGATGCGGGCGAGCTGGCCGACTTCGCCATCTACAGCGGTACGCACCAGGTGGGCGACGGCCCCAACACCGAGAGTTATCTACAACTGCCGACGGGCAACGAGGAGGTATCACCGTGACCAAGAAGTACGTCAAGCCGGCCCAGGACGGGCTGGTGGTGCGCCGGCCGCTCGATGGCCAGCCGTTGCCCGCCGAGGGCGCCTGGGTGGACTGGAGCGGCTACTGGGCGCGCCGCAAAGCCGACGGTTCGATTGTCGAGATCGAGCCGCCCAAGAAACCGAAGGCCAAGCCTGCCAGCCAGGCCGGTGCCGCAGCAAAGGAGGCTGACTGATGGCTATCAGTTCCACCGTGTTCAACGAGATCCCGGCCGCGCTGCGCGTGCCGGGCTGGTACATCGAGTTCGACAACCGCCTGGCCGGCAACGCCGTGTTCCAGGGCAAGCTGCTGGTCATCGGCCAGAAGCTGGCATCGGGCAGCCAGGCGCCGGGCACCCTGGTGCGCGTCACCAGCGAACAGCAAGGCGACGATCTGTTTGGCCGCGGGTCGATGCTGGCCGAGATGTTCCGCGCCATCAAGAAGGTGGACCTGTACACCGAGACCTGGGCCATCGCCCTGGAAGATGCCCCGGTGTCCGTGGCCGCTGCCGGCGAAATCGAAGTGACCGACGGGCCGACCGAGACCCGGCCGCTGGCGCTGTACATCGCCGGCTACCGCGTATGGGTGCCCATCACCGGCGGCGACACGCCGCAGGAAGTGGCCCAGGCCATCGTGGCGGCGGTCGGTGGCGATGACCGCGTGCCGGTGGCGGCCGCCATCGACGAGGACACGCCCAGCAAGGTGGTACTGACCTGCCGCTGGAAGGGCGAGACCGGCAACGACATCGACCTGCGCGACAGCGTCAAGGGCGAAGGCAAGCCGGCCGGCCTGGAGCTGACCTACACCGCGTTTTCGGGCGGGGCGGTCAATCCCGAGCTGGACGACGCCATCGCGGCCATGGGCGCCGAATGGTGGAACTGGATCTGCCTGCCCTACACCGACCAGACCAGCCTGGAGACGATGGAGGCCGAGCTGTCCGACCGCTACGGCCCCATGCGCCAGATCGGCGGGCGGGCGTTCGCCGCCTTCCGGGGCAATCATTCGGACACGGCCACCAAGGGCAACAGCCGCAACAGCCCGCACGTCACCATCATGGGCACCAACCTGGCCGTGTCGCCGACCTGGCTGTGGGCGGCCACCGATGCCATCGTCGCGGCCGGATCGCTGGCCATCGACCCGGCGCGGCCGCTACAGCGCCTGGCGCTGCCCGGCCTGATCGGCCCGGCCGAGCATGTGCGCTGGCGTGACGACGAGCGCAACCTGCTGCTGTACGACGGCATCGCCACCTACACGGTGGCCACCGACGGCACGGTGCAGATCGAGCGTCAGATCACGACCTACCAGGAGAACAGCGCCGGTATCGCCGACGACAGCTACCTGGACATCAACACGCCCGAAACGCTGGAGCGCATCCGCTTCGAGCAGATCAGCCTGTTCGCGCAGAAGTACCCGCGCCACAAGCTGGCCGCCGACGAGGACCGCGACTTCTACGACCCGAGCCAACCCATCATGACGCCCAAGGTCGCAATCAGCGAGCTGTTGAGCCTGTATCGCCTGACCTTCATGGGCGAGCGTGGCTGGACGCGCGACTACGCGGGCTACGCCGAGAGCATCCGGGCCAACATCGACCCGGACGATCCCAACCGGCTGAACGTCATGGACTCGCCCATGCTGATCGGCCAGTACCGCGTCCATGCGCAGCAAACGCAGTTCCGTCGCTAACGGGGCCTTAAACGGAGGATAAACAACCATGAGCGGAGCAAAAATCACCGGGGTGGCCACCATTCGCGTCGATGGCCAGGAGTTCCCCACCGAACGCGGCGCGACGCTGAATCCTGGTGGCGTGAATCGTGCCACCAAGATGGCCGGGCGCCGGGTCTTCTACAACGAGGAGCCGGTGGCCCCGACCCTGACGGCCACGGTCTTGCACACCGAGGATCTGGACATCATCGAGCTGGGCAAGATCAACAACGCCACGGTCCTGTTCGAGTGCGACAACGGCCAGGACTACATGCTGACCGGCGCCTTCGTGACCGAGACCACCGAACTGAACAGCGGCGAGGGCCAGATCCGCTTCAACATGGCCGCCCGCACCTGCGAAAGGATCTAAGACATGGACCAAACCACCGAGCTGCCCGGCGGCGTGGAGCTGACCCCGGAAGAAGCCGCCCGCGTGCGCTACACCGACGACGGCGTCATCGTCACGCTGCTGGAGCCGCTGACCTTCAAGCCCAGCAAGCTGGACGACGAACGCACCATCACCGAGCTGGCCATGCCCAACAAGATCAAGGGCAAGCATCTCCAGGCGATGGACAAGGCCAGCGGCGAAATGGGCAAGACGCTGGCGCTGCTGGCCACCCTGGCCCGCATCCCGGTGGCCGCCGCCGGCGAGCTGGACTCGCGCGACATCGACGTGGCCATGAAGGCGGTAACGCCTTTTTTGCCCAAACTCCAGGCGACTGGCCGGTACTGATCCGGTCGGTGGCCGTGGCGTTCGGCGGATTCAGTCCCGCCGATTTATTGCAGATGGATCTGGATGACCTGGTCTGGTGGTATCGCCAGGCCGAAGCACTTGCAGAGGAGCTAAAAGCCCGTGGCTAACATGGTGACCAGCATCGTCATGCGCCTGGTGGACCAGGTGACGCGCCCTGTGCGCGGCATCCAGCGCAGCCTGTCCGGCCTGGCGCAGCGCGCCGGCCTGGACCGGCTCGGACGAGCTGCCCGCCAGGTCGGCACGCAGATGGGGCACGCCATCAACCAGGCCAAGGCCCTGGGCAAGCAGGCGCTGGTCCTGGGCGGCCTGGCCGCCGGCGCCGTGTGGGGCGTCAATCGCCTGGTGTCCGGCGTGGCCGAGCTGGGCAACGAGGTGCAGACGGCATCCGAGCGCCTGGGCGTGGGCACCGACTGGCTGCAGCAATGGCAGTACGTCGGTCGCCAGTTCGGCGTGCAGAACGACGCGATGGTCGATGGCTTGAAGGAATTGAGCCTGCGCGCCGACGAGTTCGTGCTGACCGCCGGCGGCCCGGCCGCCGATGCGTTCGGCCGGCTGGGCATCACCACGGCCCAGCTGAAGAAGACCAAGGGCAACACCGATGCCCTGTTCGACCTGGTCCTGGGCCGGCTGCGCGAGGTGGACAACTTCGCGGCGCGCCAGCGCCTGGTCGATGAGATTTTCGGGGGCACCGGCGGCGAGCAGATGGCGCAGATGGTCAGCGCCACCAAGGAGGAAATCGAGGCCATGATGCGCTCGGCCAAGCAGGTCGGCGCCATCATCCCGCCCGAGGAAATCGCGGCCGCACGCGAGTACACCCGCCAGATGGGCGACTTGCAGCAAATGCTGACCGGCATCCGCACGTCGGTGGTGGGCGCGCTGCTGCCGGCCGTCACCGAGTGGGCCAAGCGCATGGGCGAGCTGGGCCGCGCCAACCGAGAGGCCATATCGCAGCGCATCCTGGAGGGTCTGCGCGAGTTCTGGCGCGGCATGCGGATGATTGGCAGCGTGGTGTCTTGGGCGGCGGACCGCGTGGGTGGTTTCGGCAATCTGCTGGCTATCGTCGCCGGCATCATAGGCGCGCGGTTTGTGGTCTCGCTGGTGCTGGCGGCGCTGTCGGTGGCGAACTTCATGCGGGTGGCCATCATTACGGCCGTCAAGATATTGCCCATGCTGGCGAGCGCCCTATGGACGGTGACGCGCGCCCTGGTGAGCTTCGCTGCGCGCGGCATCGCCCTGGCAGTCACGTCGATGGCCGGCATTGCGCGCGGTCTGGTCGGCCTGGCCGCCCGCGCGATACCGGCCGCCATCGCGGGCATCCGCGCGCTATCGCTGGCCTTCCTGACCACGCCGGTGGGCTGGATCGTGACGGGCATTGCGGCCGTGGCCGGCGCGGTGTACCTGATCTATCGCAACTGGGACAGCATCGCCGCGTGGTTCGGGCAGCTATGGCAGGGCATCAAGGCGTTTTTCAGCCGTGGCATCGGCGACATCGCCGGCGACCTGCTGGCGTTCTCGCCGGTCGGGCTGATCTACAACAACTGGAGCGCCATTACCGCCTGGTTCGGCAATCTGTGGCAAGGCGTGCGCGCCTTCTTCGGCCGCAGCATCGGCGAGATCGCCCAGGATCTGCTGGCCTTCCATCCGGCCGTGCTGCTGGCCAAGGGCATCGACGCGGTGTTCGAGCTGTTCGGCGCGCGGCCGCTGACCGAGATCGGCGCGCAGTGGGTGGGCGGCCTGTGGGACGGGATCAGCGCGCGCTGGGATCAGTTGACCGGGTGGCTGCGCGGCAAGGTGGCCGAGCTGACCAGCTGGATTCCGGCCTGGGCGCGCGACCGGCTGGGTATTGGCGGGGGTGCGCCTGGTGCGACCGCTGCGCCCGGCTTGCCGCCGCCGGCCCCGAGTGCGCCGCCGGTGGCGCTGGGTGCGCCGGTGGGCCGAGGGTCTAGTGCGATGGCCGCGCCGGTGGCCAGGGCCGACGTGGGCGGCGAGCTGCGCATCGTGATCGACAGCCAGGGCCGGCCGCGCGTAACAGAAGCCCGCCGGAATGGCGGGCTGGACTTTGAAGTGGATTCGGGAGTGCTGGGGGTGGCGCCATGAAGGCCACCGTCGGCTTAATCGCCGTTGGCGATGCGCTCGGCCGCCGCGTCTTTGACGCATTGGCTGTACATGGTGGCGGCAATGAGAAGCGGCACGCCAACGTACCAGCCCCAATGCAGATCCGGGTCAAGGTAGTAGAGGCCGCCGGCTGCGGCCGCGCCTACGGCCAGAGCAAGCAAGGCGAGCTTTTCGGTTTTCTTCAGGGCGGGCTTTTCGGTTTTCTTCATGGTGTTCCCCGTTTGGTTGCTGGTAACAGGATTTTAGTCCATGACGTGGCGTGAGCGCATCGACCCCGAAATGCGCGGGGCATATCGCGGCGTGCCGTTCTATGTGGAGCGCGCCGACACCAAGGGCGGCCGGCGCTGGCTGATCCACGAATACCCGCGCCGCGACAATCCCTACTCCGAGGACATGGGCCGCCGCGCGAAGGAGTGGCGCCTACAGCTGTTCGTCGCCGGCGACGACTACGACCGCGACCGCGACGCCCTGATCGAAGCCTTCGACGCGCCCGGCGCGGCCACGCTGGAGCACCCGTACCTGGGCAGCGTCATGGCCGTGGCCAGCGATGTGGGCTGGAGCGAATCAACCGCCGAGGGCGGCGTCTGCACGTTCCAGGTGACCTTTTCCGAGGCGGGCGAGGAGTCCTACCCGGCCACGGCCATGGACACCCAGCGCGAGGTCGGCCTGGCCGCCGACATCTTCGAGGGGTCGATCCTGGACGACTTCGCCGACAAGTGGAGCGTCGATGGGCTGCTCGGCTGGTCGCTGGTGGCCGTCGAGCGGGATCTGACCGCCGTGGTGCGCGGCATCGAGGACGTGGTGGGCGGCATCGCCGACCAGGTCGCAGAGTTCATCCGCTTCCCCATGAACGTGGCCGGCATCGTGATCGGCGGATACAACCGCCTGAAAGGCGCGGTCATGCGCCCCATCAACGCCCTGGACCTGTACAGCGGCCGCAGCCTGGTGGGCCGGTCCGATGATGACGACGGCGGCGCCAACGTCACGACGGGCCTGGCCGGCGACGCGGCGGCCGCCAGCATGGGCGCCCGCGTGCTGCTGTCGCCTGGCACGCCTGTACGCGCGGCGCGGCTGCTGCGCGAGACGGCCGAAAGCGCCGCAGCGGTGCCGCCGCCGGTGGCCGACACGCCGGAGCGGCGCCAGCGCGCGCAGAACGCGGTCGCTGCTCGGCAACTGAATGGCCGCGCGGCCGCGCTGACGGCGGCCCGCCTGGTCGCCGAGACCGACTGGCCGAGCCGGCAGGAAGCGCAGGCCGCTGGCCAGGACACGCTGGCCCTGATCGACGCGCAGATGGCCACCGAGGAGCCGATTAGCGACGTGGTCTACGGCGCCCTGGTGGCCCTGCGTGCGGCCGTCACGGCCGACCTGCGCGCCCGCGCCGTGGCGCTGCCTGGCCTGACCACGTACACGCCCCAGGTGACGCTGCCGGCCCTGGTGGTGGCGCACCGCCTGTATGGCGACGCGCGCCGGGCCGACGAGATCGTCATCCGCAACGGCGTACCGCATCCGGGCGCCCTGCGCGGCGGCATCGAACTGGAGGTATTGAGTGAGTAACCGAGAACCCGTGGTCCTACAGCTGGGCAGCGAGCAGCATCAAGGCTGGCAGGAGGTCCGCATCCGCATGAGCCTGGAGCAGATCGCTGACTCGTTCGAGCTGACGCTGACCGAGCGCTGGTCCGACGCCGGCCAGGTCCGCCCGGTGACGCCTGGCCTGGCCTGCACCGTGCATGTCGGCGACGAGCTGGTGGTGACCGGCTATCTGGACGAAGTGCTGCCCGACTACGACGCCGAAAGCCACACCATCGCCGCCAGCGGCCGCAGCAAGCCGGCCGACCTGATCGACTGTAGCGGCGAGGACGTGCGCCTGGATGGCCTGACGCTGATGCAGATCGCCGAGAAGCTGGCCAAGCCCTACGGCATCGAGGTGATCGACACCGTGAAGGCCACCAAGCCGTTCGCCGACTTCGCGCTGGAGGATGGCCAGCCCATCGCCGAGGCGCTGGAGCGGGCGGCGCAGATCCGTGGCGCGCGCATCGTGAGCGATGCCCAGGGCCGCCTGGTGATCGTTCACGCCGTGCAGCGCGAGATCGCCACGCCCCTGGTGCTGGGCGGGAACATTCGCAAGGGCAGCGGCGTGTTCAGCGAGCGCGACCGCTTCAACGAGTACATCGTGGTCGGGCAGACTCCCGGCAGCGACACCTGGAGCGGCAGCCAGGCCGCCGGCCCCAAGAGCAAGGCATCCGACCCGCGCGTGCGCGCCCCGCGCAAAACGCTGATCGTGTGCGACACGCCAGCCGATGCGGCCGACTGCAAGGCCCGCGCCGAGCTGGAGGCGCGTATGCGCTGGGCCAAGAGCCGGGGCGTCACCTACACGGTGGGCGGCTGGCGCCACGAGCAAGGCGTATGGCGTCCCGGCGACCTGGTGCTGGTGCAGGACGCCTACCTGGGCCTGGACGAGCGCCTGCTGGTGTCCGACGTGCAACTGATCGAGGGCGAAGGCGGCCGCACGGCCGAGCTGCGCGTGGCACCGCCGGCGGCCTTCGAGCCGGTGCCGGTGGCCGAGTCCGAGAAGAAGGCCAGCGGCAAGACTGCCACGAAGCCGTCGCCAGGCTGGGGGTGGGAATGACGGATCAACGTCGCGTATTGCAGCGCGTGGTCGGCCCGGTATGGCGCCGCCTGCGCCTGCTGTTGAGCCGGGGCGTGCTGGTGCTGGTCGATGACGCCCTGAAGCTACAGCGCGTGCAGGTGACGCTGCTGGGCGATGCGCCGGCCTGGGCCGAGCGGTTCCAGCAGTACGGCTACACCAGCCACCCGTTGCCCGGCGCCGAGGCCATCGTGGCGTCGATTAGCGGCGCGCGCGCGCACCTGGTGGCCCTGTCGGTCGATGACCGGCGCTATCGCCTGGTCGGCCTGGCCGAGGGTGAAGTGGCGCTGTACGACGACCAGGGGCAAAGCGTGCATCTCACGCGCGGCGGCATCGTGATCGACGGCGCCGGCAAGCCGGTGACCATCACGAACGCGCCGAAGGTGCGCGCCGAGACCGAGCTGCTGGAATGCACCGGCGAGATCCGGGACCGCTGCGACTCGGGCGGGCGTGCCATGTCCGAAATGCGCGAGACCTACGACGGCCACGACCATCCGGGCGACTCGGGCGGCACGACCGGCAAACCGAACCAGGGGATGGGCTGATGGATCTGGCGCTGCATTACGACCCTGCCGCCAAGGTGTTCGACCTGCTGCTGGACGGCGGCGACCTGGCCACGGACGAGGGGCTGGTGACCGCCGTGGTGCTGTCGCTGTTCACGGACCGCCGGGCGCTGCCCGAGGATCGGCTGCCCGATGGCGCCACCGACCGGCGCGGCTGGTGGGCCGATGTCTATAACCCGCGCCCGCACGGCTCGCGCCTGTGGCTGCTGTGCCGCGAGAAGGAGCTGGACTCGGTGCTGCGCCGCGCGCAGCAGTACGCCGAGGAGGCGCTGGCCTGGCTGGTCGAGGATGAGATCGCGCGCGCGGTCGAGGTCGAGGCCATACACCTGCGGCGCGGCGTGCTGCAACTGCTGATCGGCATCGTGCGCGGCGACGGCACCGTGCTGCAGCGGCAGTACGAGTACGTGTGGCAAAGCGCCGCATAAAGGAGGATTACATGGCGTTTAAACGACCCACATTGCCGGAACTGCTGGCGCGGATCGACCAGGATCTGCTGTCGCGCCTGCCTGGCGCCCAGGCCGAGCTGGCGGTGCGGATGACCAAGGCGCTGGCCGCCGCCGATGCCGGCGCGGTGCATGGCCTGTATGGCTACCTGCAATGGCTGGAGCTGCAGCTGTTCCCGGACACCTGCGACGACGAGAACCTGCATCTGCATAGCGCGGGCGTGCCGCGCCGCCCGGCGTCGCGCGCCGTGGGCCGGGCGCGCTTCCAGGGCAGCGACGACGCGGTGATCGTGGCCGGCACCACGCTACAGGTGGATGGCCGGGAGTACCGGACCACCGGGGAGGTCAGGATCGCCGATGGCCAGGCCGTGGCCGGCGTCGAAGCGGTGGAGACGGGCGCGGCGGGCGACCAGGACGCCGGTGTGCAGCTGCGCCTGGTGTCGCCGCTGCCTGGCGTGGTCGGCCAGGCCGTGGTCGATGAGGACGGCATCCGTGGCGGTGCCGACCTGGAGACGTTCGGCAGCTGGCGCGACCGTATCATGCTGCGCCGCGCGCGCGTGCCGCGTGGCGGCGCCGCCGGCGACTGGGAGGAGTGGGCGCTACAGGTGCCGGGCGTCACGCGCGCCTGGGAAGACCCGCTGGGCATGGGTCCGGGGTCGGTGGTGGTGCGCATCATGGCCGACGATGCCAGCGACGGCCCGCTGCCGTCGCAGCAGCTGCTACAGGCCGTGGCCGACCACATCGAGGCGCAGAAGAACGTCCAGGCGCAGGTGTACGTGGTAGCCCCTGAAACCGAACCGTTCACGCCGCAGCTGTGGGTGCTGCCCAACACCGAGGCGGTGCGTGCGGCGGCCGCACAAGCCCTGCGGGATCTGGTGGACCGCGAGGGCGAGCCAGGCGGCACGCTGCTGATAAGCCGCATCCGCAGCGCAATCAGCCTGGCGCCGGGGGTCGAGGACTACGACCTGCAATGGCCGACGGCCAACGTCGAGCATGGCACCGGCGTGCTGCCGGTATGGGGAGGGGCGCAGTGGATCGAGGACTGACCGACGCCGACTACCGGGCGCTGCTGTTTGCGATGCTGCCGCCCGGCGTGGTGTGGCCAACCGATCCAGACAGCCGACTACAGCGCGTGCTGCTGGGCATGGCCCAGGAGTTCGTGCGCGTCGATGCGCGTGCCCGGCAGTTGTTGGCCGAGGCCGACCCGCGCCAGGCGCGCGAGCTGTTCCCCGAGTGGGAGGCCAGCTACAGCCTGCCCAGCCAGTGTGCGCCGGCGGTGCAGAGCCTGGCCGACCGCCAGGTCGCGCTGATTGGGCGCATTGTCGGGCGCGGCGGGATGCGCGCTGCGGACTACATCGACATGGCCGAGGGCCTGGGCTACCCGGGCACGGAAATCATCGAGCAGCACGAAGCGACGATGGAGCTGGCCAACGGTGTCGGCCCGCGCGGCGCCGAGATCGGCGACCCGCTGAACGGCGAGGACTGGCTATGGGCCTGGGACGTGTTGGTGCCGTCCGGGGTGATTCGTGAGGCGGTGATCGGCGGGTCCGAGATCGGCGACCCGCTGCGCAGCTGGGGCGACGAACTGATCGAGTGCGCGCTGCATGAGGCCGCGCCGTCGTGGCTGATTTTGAACGTAGGTTATCGGGAGGCTTAATCATGGAAAAAGTAGGTGCCTTCACCGACCGGGTGACATCCGAGGGTGAATGGAGAAACGGAGACCCCGCCAGCAACGTGCGCGCCACGCCGATGCTGGCGGCCTGGTTCAACATGCTGCAGCGCGAGCTGCTGGCCATTCTGGCCGATGCCGGCATTGACCCCGACATCGCCGACGAGGCCCAGCTGGCGGCGGCCATCAATGCCATCGCGGATCGACGCTCGGTAAGCCGCGTCGATGGCGTGGCGGCTTTAACTGTCGAGGAGGAGTAAGACATGCAGGGAGTACCCCGCTACGGTCTGCGCACGCGCGCCGACTATGACCTGTTGCAAGGGCTGGCCGTCCAGGGCGAAATCCGCCCGCAGGGCGTGGCCACGCTCAAGCGGCACTGGGAGGGCCTGCTGGCCGGGCGCTGGACGTATGTGCATGACCGCGACCTGGCCGAGGGTGAGGCGCCCGACGGCGCCGAGCCGGAATACCGCGTCCTGGAAAGCCAGGACGAGGACGGCGACGTGCGCCGCGTGCAGATCAAGCGCATCGAAAGCCCCACGGCGGAAATCTTCCGTCTGGGCTTCACGGTGCAGGACGTGGAACAAGCAATTTCTGACCTGGAGGCGGCGTAATGGCGGAGAAGACCTACGCGATCCCGGCTATGGGCGCCGGGCATTTCAGCATGATGGGCGCAATCAGCGCGTCCGGCGCGATGCGCCTGGACGTGCCCGAGGGCATCGTGAACATCGGCGGCAACGGCAAGGGCTATGTGCTGCCGCCCAGGACGGACTGGGACCCCACCGAGGAGGGCAACCAGGACGGCTCGCTGGACGGCCTGGCGCTGGGCGATGACGTGTACCTGTACGCTGTCCAGGGCGACGATGGCCGCGCCGGCCTGGTGGCCAGCACCAACATCACGGTGCCCGGCGGATACACGGCCGCGACCAGCCGCAAGATCGGCGGCTTCCACTACGGCCGCGTACGCACCGTGGCCCAGCGCTACAACACCGCCATCGCGCCGGCGGTGCAGATCGTGCCGAACAGCGTGTGGGACTTGGGCCACCGCCCGACGTGCGACCCGACCGGCATGGTCGAAGTGGTGCCCGGCCGGCTGTGGGTGGACATCTACCTGAACAGCGAAGGCAGCGGCGTGTGGCCGGAAAACATCCCGGTCAGCCGCTACGGTGCCATGCCGCTGCGCGACGACGTGTATGCGCGTACCGACTTCCACCTGCTGGCCCGCAACGCCGGCAAGCGCCTGCCGACCGTCGAGGAGTTCCTGACCTACGCCGAGGGCGCGCCGCAAGGGGCCAATGGCAACAACGATACCGCGTGGGCTGCAACCACCAACACCGGCCCCACCACCGCCGGCGGCGTGGCCAAGGCGGTGTCCATGTTCAACGTGGTGGACGCGGCCGGCAACCTGTACGACTGGCTGGATAACCACCTGGATGTCGGCTTTGGGACGACGGCAGCCTGGAAGGCCGACATTGTCAACGTGGGCAAGGATGCGGCCCTGGCGCGCGGCCAGGTGTATTCGTATGTCTACGGGACCAACAACGCCAATAGCAGCTGGCGGTGCTTCATTGGCGGTGGCTACTTCGTCGACGGCGTGTACGCGGGCGCGCGCTCCCTGCACTCGTTTGCGTATCCGTGGAATGCGTCTGGCGCTGTGGGCCTGCGCTGCGTCTGTGACGCCCTGTGAGCGTGAACCCTGAATCGGCCCCGCGACAGCGGGGCCTGGTAATCGTGAACAAGGTGGAGCGGCTGATGGTGGATCTAGGGCCGCACATCGACAAGATCCCGCGTCACCAGCGATTCCGCTACGGCGCGCGCCTTGAGGAGGCGCTGTGGGAGCTGGTGCGGCGGCTTATCGAGGCGGCCATGTCCAACCAGAAAAGCAAGGTCTACCGGGCCGACGAGCAGGTGCGCTACATCCACGCGCTGCTGCGGCACGGCGCCGAGCGGGATCTGCTCGGCCCCAAGCGTGTGGGTGACGCGGCCGGCAAGCTGGCCGAGGTCGGCGCCATGCTCGGGGCCTGGCGTCAGCGATTGGAGGGATAGAGCAGTAAAGGGTGGGCCGGGTTTCGGCGACAGCTGGCGGTGCTTCATTGGCGGTGGCAACTTCGACGACGGCGTGAACGCGGGCGCGCGCTCCCTGAACTCGAATGCGAATCCGTGGAATGCGAATGGCAATGTGGGCCTGCGCTGCGTCTGTGGCCACCATTCTAGAGAGGGCGGCGACGGTGTCGCCGTCACCCAAGATCCCTACAGGGGGTCAGCCGGTCCGTCCTGGCCCTGCGCGAGCAGGCCGAATACGACGGTTCGGGCGGCGCGAGTAGCGCAAGCGAAAGCCCCGCCCGGGCGCTTATTGCAGAACAAGAGAAGGTGAG